ATTTATTTGAGTTACATCGTATTTATCAAATAATTGAATATTTCCGCCTGATAATTGTCTTACAAAGTTATTTAATACATAATTTGCCATGTCTTATATATTAAAAACAGATGATCTATTAATATTATTAATTTATTATCCAATAGTTTATTGTAGATAAATCTCCCGTTTCGATTGTTAAATTTGTTCTATAAGAATTAATTGTAAAGGAACCTATACTATAAGTATATCCTAAATTTCCTATTGTTGTTGTAGAATTTAATACTCCTCTTGTTAAATATATTAAACTAGAATTTATTACACTTGTATTTGAAATTGTAATTTTTCCTAAAACTAATGTTGCATACCCTATAGAGGTATTAATCCCTGTTCTAAGGTTTAATTTACCAGATGCTCTATTTATTTTAAGCATATCCGCTAAGTTATCTAAGTCAGAACTTGTTTTTGATATACCATAGTTACCAGAATTATCTATACCTTCCCATATATTAAAATCAAGATTCTTAAATTGTAAGTTTGTATTTGTTGTTATTGATCCAGGGGGTCCTGTAATACCTTGAGGCCCAGTTGGACCTATTGGTAGAGATATTTGTTCTGCAACCCATGCTTTTGTTACATCTGCTCTATAGACCCATAAAATTGTCGGATCAGAATCATCTTTTGCAAATGCCCAATGATAAAGTTCAGCAGGTCCAATCGGATACCATGATAAAAGTGTTGAAACACTATCAAATGTCCCAATAAATTCAGAATAATGTCCAGTAGAACCAGTTGCCCCTTGAGGGCCTGTTGCACCAATTAAACTATTATTATAATTATTTTTTATTTGTTCAATTTGAGTTATTAACTTACTTAGTCCTATATTAGCTTCTCCAGGTGAATTAAAAGGTAAATTGAACTGATTATTTACTAAATATACAATTAAAATATTAGTATTTACAACTGATTTAACATAAAAACCTATATTAAAAGAGTTTCTAATAGTATTATCTCTATTAATTAATGTAATAGTTTTATCATCTGAACCTGTTTGTATAAAATTAGCTATTGAATAATTTGTCATTTTTAATTAACTGTTAAATTTACTACTAAATAAGGGTTAACTTCTAATCCTGCTAAATCAGTTATACTAAATGTAATTGAATATGTACCTGATGAAGTTATACCTATAATATTATTAGATCCATTAATAAATATATTATTTGAAGTTATGTTTATAACACCATCTCTATTATCAACAACACTAGAAATCATATTAGAAATTATATTATTAGATGATAAAGTTCCACCAAAATATGACAAGTATGTAGAGGTAGAAAATGTTAACCCTTGATTAGAATTATAAGGTCCACTATATGTAACCCCCAATAAACTTATAGTTGCTCCTCCTGTTGAAAAAGTTCCATTAAAATAAATTGTAGGAGGATTTAAATCAGGATAATTACCACCAATTACAGCATTAGGAGTATTTAATACATAATTTATAGCAGAATTAGCTTGAGTTGCATCATATAATGTTTTAAATTGTAAAAATATATTACCTATTGATAAATCATTTATAATCAATATAGTTCCTTGTTGTTGAAGTGAGGTAATTGTTGATAAAGTTAAATAAACTAAAGCTGCTGGTGGATTATTATTATCATATACTACTATTGATTCGTTTACAATCCAAGTTTGAATATTTCCAATTGATAAATCAGTATAAGTTAATCCAATTTGATTTGTAGTATCAGCAAAAAATGTCTGATTATCATCAATAACAGCTACTATAGTTTCTATTATTACAGAGTATAAAGAGTTATTATTAGTTAAATATAATTGAGGGATTCTATGAGTAGAATTTCCTGTTAATACCATTATTTCTTTAAAAGAATAAGTATGGATTAAATCCGTAGAATAAACAAAATTTACATAATTATCTTCTTCCATTACTGATTTAACATCAAATCTAGGGACTAATGCAACAAAAGTTGCGTTATCACCTAATCCAAGAAAATTAAATAAATAATTTGATTGACCTGGTTTTAATATTATTCTACCTTTTAATATTTGCTTAAAAGGAGCGATAACATTACTTAGAGATAAACGATCTAATAAACTAGCTCCTTCTACAGAAACTAAATCAGAACCTTGAAATTTTATATAGGTATTTGGAGAATCAAAAATTGAATTATTTGAACAAGACATCTTTATGTTTTATTTTATATATTAATTTTAATTAATACTTTTTTCTATCAGGTATCTAGAACTAAGACTTGATGTATTTGTTGAATCTATTCTAGTTATTGTATATTTTAGACCTTTATTATATGTTATATAGGGTAATGTATATAAAACTGAGCTAAAATTATATTCATTATTAGTTTTATATACTGAATTAACTAAATCCGAATTTGTACTTACATCTAATATAATATAATTAGAAGAAACGGGGTCAATTACAAAATATTGTCCAGAATAATCTATAATGTTACTAGCAGACCCAACTACAAAATCATTTAATACTAAATAATCACCTTTATTAATACTATTACTTAATATATTAGAACTTCCTATAATTCCAATTTTTAATTTATTATCAGGAGTTAGTATTATATTATTATAATCAATTGTAAAATTGAATTTTTTAAATAAATTTGCAGAATTTTGCGAATTACTAAAAGAATTATAATAAACTGGCAAATCTATATTTTTAATTAAATAATCAGTTACTATATTATTTGAGCTATCTACATAATTAATCATTAGATCTAATTTCTTATTTTGCGAAGATGTTAAATTTGAATCAATTATTAAATTAAATTTTTGTCCATATCTTAAATCAGAACTAATTAAAATTCCCAAATTTTGATTGTTATTAATCTGATTATCCAATGTATCATCATTAATAACATTAATTAAAAATGTTCTTCCATTAGGAACATTTATATCAGATACTACCAAATCACTATTGTTATATAATGAGGTAATATTTATATTATTTATTTGAGAATATAAAGGATCTTGTGTATTAAGAGTTATACTTGGAGGATTTGTAGATGTATCTGATGTTACATAAATAGTATCAGAATCTATTATTTGATTATATTGATATAACTGTATTAATTTTTGTAAATAAGCTATATTATTATTAATTGTTTGTAAACTTGTATTAGTATAAATTAATTGTTTAAGATTACTTAACTCTTGTTGAATAATAGCATTATCATTAACTATTTTAATAAAAGCATCATTAGTTTGTGATAATTGAGTCATTGCATTATTAAATAAACTAAAACTAAATAATGAATTAATAGCATCAGGATTTGCTAAATCTTGAACATTATCATTCAATATACTAAAATTTAAATTTAAACTAAACGCATACGATGTACCATCTTGATTATCAGTAGTACATAATTTATTTAATAAAGGAAATCTTAAATTAGTTTCATCAGTTTTTGTATTATTTTCAGGATTATCAATTAAAGATATACCATATAAATTAGTGGCTAAATTACCATTATTATCTTCAACATCATAAAACCATAAAATAGCATTAAACTCAAAATCTTGAGGTGGTATATTATCAAATATTAAACCACTAAACATCTCAAATGATGTTATTTCTTGTCCTATTATATTCATCTTTGTATAGTGTGTAGGATCAAAATCAAAACTAATACCATCTATATTATATGTTAAAGTTGATTCATTTATATTACCATTAATACCAAAATAATCACCTGTTCTTCTTAATGAATCTCCATTTTCTGTTGTATAAGTATAATCAACTGTATCAAATTGTCCATAATAACTTCCTGGATAATTTTGAGGACTACTAACAATCGGATTTGAAAAAATTTCAGCACCAACAATCTCAGCTTGATATTGACTAGGTAATATAGGATAAGAATAACCAGGTAAATAATTATTATCATAAGTTGTTCTAAATAAAACATCAGGAATTTGCCCTACATAATCAGGTATATTAGCATATACTTCTGTATATGAACCATTAGCTTGTTGAACATTATTCACCCCTTGAATCTCACCAATATATTGAATTACTCTATTATATACTAAAGATAATGTACCTAATCCAGTAGTATATACCGATGTTGCATTTGCGACTGAGATACTTGTAGTTATAGTATATGTACCATCATTATTATTTACTATATCTTGGATATATGTATTAACACCATTTAATAAACTAGCTATAGTAGACATACCTATTGTAGTATTGTTAACAAATCCTGTAAAATTTATTAAATCACCTACTCTTAAATAACAATTTAAAGTAGGAGTAATAGTAACTGACATTACATTAACAGAATTATATAATATACCTTGAACTGATGTAACTGTAAATGGATTAGTAGTTCTTTCTGTCCATAATATTTCAGGTAAATAAGTTTGATCTGATGGTAAGTTGCTAGAAAATTCAGGTAAATTACTAAAATATTGGGTTCCTGTATCAGCAGGCTCAAAACTTATAATATTTAGTTCTTTTAACCATTTCCAAAAAATTCTTTCAGTTGGAGTATGTAAATTAGTTGTGTCATAAAAATCTGTTGAGGAACCAATTAAAGATGTTCTCATAGTAGTTTCCATGTTTGCTACATAGTTTCTTAAAGATTCTACAAATTGATCATTAAAATTAGTTGCTGGTTGAGCACCATTATATTCTATAAAATTATTATAGAAATCAAAATGAATTGGATTACTATTTGTACCATGTACTAAATTTTGTTTTGGTAGATTCAATAACATAAATTTAGAAAAATACATTTGCTTATTTATGTTTTGATATACTGATGATAAATCATCACCTCCTCCTGGGAAAGCGTAAAAAGAAGTTCCGTTTTGTTTTAGATAACTGTATAATGGAGTATTTGCCATTTATTAAATTTATTTTTGTTGTTTTTATATATTAAATATAACCATCCATAATACTAAGAAAAAAAAATTTTTTATTTTACTAAATATGGATTATCTAAAAATTTAAAAATAAAATAATCCTTTTTCCTATTAAAAATTTTTATATTATTCCCTTCTAAATTATCATTACAATTTTTAGAAATGTATTGTTTAGCAATTTTAGTATCAGCCACAGCATCTTTTAATGAATTAAACGATTGAATTAATTCACCATCTTCATTATATAAACCTATTTTATAGGTTTTATTATTTCTAAAATTTTTATATGGAACATAGTCAAACTCATCATTCTCATATCTAAAAGTTAAATTTTTAGTTTGGTAAAAACCTTTTTCTTTACAACAACGACTAACTAATTCTCTATGACATCCATATTTTTCTTCTATATCCCTATAACCATTACATATTTCTAATAACTCACCTGTTAAAGTAAAAACTTTAATTTTAGTTATATTTGCTCTTTGTAATTTTGGTTTATCATATTTAATTAAATCTACTTTTTCTACCTTTGGTTTAATGATTTTTTCTTTAATAATTTTTTCTTTTTTAACTTTTACTATAATTGGTTTAACTATTTTTTCTTTTTTAGGTTTATCATACTTAATTAAATTAACTTTTTTTTGTTCTATTACTCCATACTCATTTATATTTTCTATAAATTTCCAAATAAAACCATTATGTGTATAATATGATTTTTTGTTATTACAACATCTAGATATATGTGATCTATCACTATTAGTTTCATTTGCTGCTTCTCTAATAGAATGATATTCTTTAATTAAATCACCATATATATCATATTGACCTACTGATTTTCTATGAGGACTATTTACTAAATTTTTAATTTTAGATTCTTCTGAATGTTTTTTACCTTTCCAACTTATACCATCCCCACCATCAGTCATATTTAGTAATCTAAATCCCCAAGATTTAAATAAAGAAATATAAAATATCTCTAATTCATTAATATTATTATCAGTAGTTTCATCCAAAACTTCTATTTTAGGTATTAGATTATCTCTTAATAAAGAGATAATCCAATTATTTTTCTTTGTCTTATCTAATAATTGATGATTAGATAAGTGACTTCTTAATCTTTTTTCTATATTATTAGTTTTTCCAATATATCTAATTTCTTCTGTTATTGGATGTGATAATGTATAAATAAATTTTTTTTCCATTTCTTAATTTTTTTTCTTATATTTGTATAAATAAATAATAAAATATATATTAAAATAATTGGCACCCCCTTAATAAAATAATAAATAAAATATATGATTAACTCAACAATTACAACACGTTTAGCACCTTCTAATACAGCAAACTTCTGTCATTTAGGTAATGTAAGAACTTTATTATACAACTATTTCTTAGCTAAGAAATTAGGTGGTAAGTTTTTAGTTCGTTTAGAAGATACTGATAGAGAAAGGTGTACACCAGAATTCTTACCTCATTTTCAAGAAACTCTTGAATGGTTAGGTATTACTCCTGATTATTCATATTGGAATCCAGATCCAAGTGTAGGTTCATTCATACAGTCAGAAAGAGATTATTCTCAAAAAATACAATATCTATTAGATAATGGGATGGCGTATTATAGCTTTGACACACCAGAAGAAGGAGAAGCATTAAGAGCAAAAGGTCTTAAGTATGATTATACTACTCGTAATACCATGAGAAACTCTCTTACTTTATCTAAAGATGAAGTAACTAATCTATTAAATAGTGGCGCTCATTATGTAATAAGATTTAAAACTCCCGAAAATGTTGATGTCAGTTTTACTGATGCTATTTTAGGTGAAATCACTATTAACACCGCTACATTAGATGATAAAGTTTTATTAAAATCTAATGGTATTGGTTCATATCACTTATGTAATGTATGTGATGATCACGATATGAGTGTTACTCACGTTCTTAGAGGTCAAGAATGGATTAATTCTACTCCAATGCATGTACTTTTGTATCAAGCATTTGGTTGGGATGTTCCAACTTTTGCACATTTACCTCTAATAATGAATCCTGATGGAAAAGGTAAATTATCAAAAAGAACATCAGCAAAATATGGTATTCCGATTTCTGCAATTGGATATACAGATTCTAATGGAAACTACCAAAAAGGTTGGAGAGAATTTGGATTTGAACCACAAGTTCTAATCAATGCTCTATCTTTGATTGGTTGGAATCCAGGGGATGAAAGAGATATTCTTACTATGGATGAATTAATTGAAAGTTTTTCATTAGGACATGTGAGCAAATCAGGCGCAAGATTTGATATTGATAAGGCTAAATGGATTAATAGTCAGTGGATTCAACATAAAATATCTAATGATAATTTATTTGGAGATAAATTTGTTCATCTTAGTGATGAACAAAAAGATATTTTATTTACGGAAGTAAAGAAAAGATGTCATTTTAGACATGATATTAAAACTGAATTAGATAAAATTTTCAATAGAGGAAATATAATAGATTTGAGTGATTCAGATGTAGAACTTTTAACAAGTTTTGAAAAACATTTATTATCATATGATTGGAATTCTAAATCAGAATTAGAAAATATAATCATTCATTTTATGAATATCAATGAATTAAAAAATTCTTTTTTAGGATTTTTAAGAAAAACTATACTTTTTGGTATACAAGGAGTAGATGTTAAATCTTGTATATTCATTTTAGGAAAAGATGAAATTATTTCAAGATTAACTAATTTTGTTATTTCAAAAGAAATATTAACTTTACAATAACAACTTATTCTATATTTTCCATATAAGTGTATGGAAAATATAGATTATTTAAAAACAGAATTAGAAAAAGATATAAATCAAATTGATTGGAAAGAATTTCTACGTGTAGCAAAATCATGCTATGATAAAACTTTAGAAAAATCAATCTTAGGATTAAATAAAGGTGTATTAAATATCATCACAAGCAATAATGCTTATAGCTCAGGATTATATAATTATTTAGATACAAATAAAAATTTTTTTACTGTATTTTGGTGTTATACACAACCATCCTTAAATAAATTAATAAAAGAAAATAAAATATCAGATGAAATAATTAATTCTGATAAGTATGTTGTCATCATCATAGGTAATACCGCTGCTCTAATTAAAAAGATTTTTAATTTAAAGTGGGATTACCTTTTATTTAAAATAAGTAAATCAAAAGAAAATTATTTCTTGACACAAGGGGAAAATAAAATAAAATTTAATAAAAATACTTTAGTTGGACTTCACAGAGAGATTATTATAAATAAAATGTTAGAATAACCTACAATTATTGAAAAAACTAAAATAAAAATTTTTCATATAATATTATGAAAACTTACAAAGGAGATCTAAATAAAGAAACAATGCCCGAAAATGGTATTTTTGTTTTTGGTTCAAATACAGTTTCAATAAATGGAAATCCATATAGAGGAACTGGTGGAGCTGCATTAGTAGCACATTTAGAATTTGGAATTAGGCAAGATGAAAAAATGATAAATTGCTTTTCTGAAAATAAAAAAGCATATGGATTGGTGACTGTTATAGCACCAAGAGTGTATATAACAAATGCTACATTAATCAATAATATAAAAAAGTTATACGAGTGTGCAACATCTAATCAAGATTTGTTGTTCTATGTAGCTTATTCAGGAATAAATCCTGAAAGTAAAACTCTTAATGGTCGTAAAATAAAAAACTTAGCAAAGTTGTTTTATGTCGCAGGAACTATACCTGATAATATTGTATTTGAATACAATTTCTCTAAACTTATAAAATAAACATATATGAAAATAATAAGAAATCTCCCCAAAAAATACGTCTTGGGAGAAGGCGAAATAGTAGAAAGTGAAATAAATTCACTTTCTGATTTATTAAACTTACCGTGGATGAAAGAAATACTTTCTTCACCTGGTAGTGTTAAATACCATTTATCTAGATCATCAATGGATCATAATCCTGATTATTTGATGGCTTTAGTGAGGTTAAATGGTGAAGTTAAATATAACGTAATTGGTTATATTTATGGGGATGGTACAAAATTAGGATTAAAGTATTACAATTAATTAAAAAATCATATATGAGCAAAATAATAAAAATATCAGAAGGTCTTTGTGAGTTATTGCAGAGAATAAAATCGTCATCTACTGTTGCTAATCTTATTTTGGAATCTTCAAAAGAAGGTCATTCTTTACCTGTAATAGAAAATGGTGTAGATTATTTATCTATATCTGAAGCAGATTCAAATAAAATTTCTTATTTGAGTTGTGATAGAATTGGGTCAATTAATGAGAATGAGTATTGGAGTTCAGGAAAAAGGTATCATATTTCCCCTGCTAAAATAATTTCAAAGTTGTTTGACAAAACAATTATGAATTTTCTTACTCCTAAAGATGTGGAAATTTTTTCTAATGTATATCGTTCTTGTCAAGTTGAAAACAAAGTAAAATTTGAAGTAGTAAAAGGTGAAGATATTAAATACTACTATCATCATAGGTCTTATAATAGAAACATAAATGATGATTTATGTGGATCATTAGGTGGATCATGTATGAAACATGATAGGTGTCAAGACTACTTCTCTATTTATATAGATAATAAAGAAGTTAGTTTGTTATGTCTTTTAGATAAAGATAATAATCGCTTAATAGGTAGAGCATTATTATGGGATATAGAAGCGGAAAATACTACTTCTGAAAAAAGTTCTTATAAAATAATGGATAGAATTTACACTACAAATGACGATTTTTATGCAAGTATGTTTAAAAATTGGGCAAAAACTAATGGATATTACTTCAAACAAGAACAGAATTTTAGCAATTCTGTTTGGTTTGAAAAAGATGGTAAAAAAGTAGATTTATACTTATCAGTAAATCTTAACACAAATTACAAATATTTCCCTTATTTAGATACATTTAAATTTATTGATGTAAATAATTCTACATTATATAACTATCCTGTTGATGGAGTTTTTAACTTAAAAATTATGAACTCAACAGAAGGTTATTTAAATAAAGGTTCTGATTATTGCTTTGATGAAATTACTAGAGTTATCTATCATAGAAATGATACGACACAACTTCGTTACTTAAATGATATAAGAGTATATCATGGTAATGTTTATCATTCTTATATTTACGATTGTTATATCTTAAAAGCTCATGCTCAGTATGACTATTCATTAGATGATTATATCTTTAATGAAGAATATGATAGATTTAATGATAAAGAAAAAATTGAACTTGTTTTAGCTGAAAGAAAAAAACAAGCGGAAGGGATTAATAAGAAAAGAGAAATGTTAAAATCATTGAGAAATGAAAGTCAATCAATCCAAGATCTTGGTGATCTTATAGGTGAAGAATTTGATTTAGAATCAGCAGATTCTGCTCCAATAAGATCAGAAGATCCATTAGTTTCTCGTCAATCCGAAGGAAGAGCAGTAAGAGAAGATAGTATTCTTAGAGAATATGTATCAGGTATTGAACCTCAAAATACTTCAATGTATGAAAGAAGGGTTATCGAAGATAACGAATCAAATGGTGAAGATGAAGCCCCAATTTTAACAACTTCTCCAAGAAGAAGAACTCCATCCTCTAGAAGAGGATCGGGATATAGAAGTCCTGGTGTTAGTACAACTGAAACTAATGTTAATTATGTTGCTCCTTCAAATATTAATGAAACTGTTTCTATAACAGATCAGTCACTTACAGGTATTACAACTAACTTTACTGATACTTTAACAGGAGATTTTACTAGTATTTGGGATGGTTGGTTAACAACTATTGGTAGGTATAACTCTAATGGTAGATTATACCCTGATATGACCCCATATCTTCAAGAATTAGTTCAACAAATGTCTGTGAATAATCAAGCATCTACTGATGAAAGTGATAATAATTCAGAAAACTAATATTTTTTCTAAACTTTTTATAGAATTTCTCATATAACGATTTATGAGAAATTCTATTTTAGAAAAATTAAAGAAATTTGAAGACCCTTTATTCAAATTTGATCCAAAAAAGCATTGCTATACATATGAGGGAGAAGTCTTTACAAGTGTAACTAAATACAAAGAAAGATTCTATAAAAAGTTTGAAGAAGATTTTTGGTCTAAGAAAAAAGCCGAAGAAAAAGGAGTTTCTCAAGAAGAAATTCTTTTAGAGTGGAAACAATTAGCAGAAAGATCCCAAGTTATAGGTAATGGTATCCATAATTGGATAGAAAATTATTTTAACGGAGTTCTTCAAAAAATTCCAAATGATTTAGATATAGTGGATAGAATAAATAAATTCAATATACTATATGCTGAATATTTACATAAATTAGAACCTATCAGATTTGAGCAAAGAATTTTCTCTAAAAAGTGGAAATTAGCCGGTATGATAGATTCTATTTTTGTTTGGAATGATAAGATTTTTATATTAGACTGGAAAAGTAATAAACAAATGACACATGATGATCATGAACAAGGTAAATTTGAAAAATTATTAGCTCCTTTAGATAGTTTCTATAAAAATCATATTAATGAATACTCAATTCAAGTTAGTTTATATAAACTACTTCTTAAAGAAGTTGATATAGATATTAAAGCATGTTATCTTGTTCATATAGGTCCAAATGAACCTGCTAAAATATATAAAGCACATGATTTATCTTCTACATTAGAAGAATACTTAAATAATAAGTTATAAACTATTTATTATTATTTTATATTTATCTAAATAAGGTATAGTATTGGAGTATGTAGTTATTGATAATACAATACCATTATTGTATGTAGTAACTACATTATCTGTTATGTCCATTTTCAAATCTTCTTTAATCCAATTCCCATTACTATAAGTTCCTGTATAGGAATAAGTTACACTATATAATTCCATTTTACTATAAAAATCTCTTTGTCCTGTAAAATTATAAATAAATTGACTTGTATAATAAACATCGTTAGGATTTATATCAGATATTTCAATTTTTCCTAAATGTTTACCAGAATAAGTTCCTGTATTAACAATAATATCTTTACCTATTTGTTTTAAATTATTTTGGTCTAAGAAAGTTTTTATTTCAATTTGTTCTAAGTTATTACAAGCAATTAAGCGAATAATATTAAATGTATTTTTTTTCATAATATCAATTGTACTAAAATTTTTATAATTGATATTATAATCTGTAATAAAAATAGTTTGTAAATATTGGTTAGATCCATTTTTTACTAATGTATCTACATAATCTTGATACCCTCCTAAATCATTACTTTTAGCAAATTCAATAATTTTATTTCTTATTTTTTCTAATTTAATATTATTTAGCATTATTTAATAAATTTTTTATTTGTCCTAAAGATGAATCTTCAACATTACCTTCTTTATTAATAAAATCAATAAACTTAAGAATTAATGACATTTTTTTAGAATCATCTTTCATACCACTTAAATTCATTTTAATTTTATCGTTAATTGAATTAAGATCTTCTGCTTTTAAAATATCTGATATTTTTTTATCTATAACCTTTCCTTCACTATCATTTATAGTAATAATATCTTTCTCAGAATCATATTTAGTTACTATCCCACTTCCGACTTTATCTTTATGTTGTTCATCATAACCATCTAATTTAAAATACACAATACCTTTATTTACCATTTGAGATAATTGTTCTTTAGTAAAGTTGTTCTCAACTTTTTCTAATTTTTTATAATTATCTATTAATGAAAAAACTTTTTCTTTTAAAGAATCACAAGCCCCTCTAAATTTATTTTCTTTTTGATCTTCTTTTACATTAAGAAGTCCATTATTAATAATATCTTTATTAGATTTATTTTGAAAAAATACAATAATATCATCTATAAATTTAGTCATAAATTCACTTAAATTAGGATCGTTTAAATTATCTGTTATTATTTTAATAATCTTTTCTTTAAAATCGCTTAATTCAGTAATTATATCATCTATAAATTGGTCATTAGTATCTTTTAATTCACTTGAATTATTTATTATAGTCTTAAATAAAGCTTCTATATAATTTTTCAAATTAGTTTTTACTATTTGATCTTTATCTTCGCCTGATAAATTTATATTTGAAAATTTTGTCGTGGCGTTAGTAAATCCTGCTTCTAAAGATTTAAAATTAAGTTGTTCATTTAGATTAAATTCTAAAAAATTTTTAATATTATTCATAAGGTTATATATTAAAAATCAATTAAACTAAAATTATATTTTGAGTTATAAATTAAAAATATAAAAATATGAATAAAACATTAACACAAGTTAAAGAGTTTCACGAGACTTTTAAAGCTCCTGTATTAGAAACTCCTCAAATACCTTCAAAAGATAGGTGTGAATTACGTATTAATCTAATGCAAGAAGAATTAGATGAAATAAAAGATTGTATAAAAAGTAATGATTTAGTAGGCATCTTAGATGGTCTTGGAGATTTACTTTTTGTATTAAACGGTTCTATTTTAGAGTTTGGTTTAGGTAATATATTTGACGAAGCGTTTGATGAGATCCAACGTTCAAATATGAGTAAAGCATGTAATTCTGAAGAAGAGGCATTATTAACTGTTCAATTTTATTTAGATAGAGATGGAACAGAAAGTCATATAGAAAAAGTTGGAGATAAATGGATGGTTTATAGATCTATTGATAATAAAGTACTAAAATGTATTAATTATTCTCCTGCTGACTTAGCTAAAATTCTTGATAAATAATTTTTTTTATCAAGAATTTTTCATATATTTGATATATGAAATAAAAAAATATAAAAATATGAAAATTTATTCAGGTTCATCAAGTCAAGACTTATCTGACTTAATTATGCAAAATCTCGATTTATATAATGGAGAATTAAGCATTGAAAAATTTGCTGATGGTGAAATCTTACCAAGATTTACAGAGTCCATTAGAGATGAAGAATTATTTTTTGTACAAAGTACAAAAGGTTCCGATTCAATTGTAGAAACTTTATTAGTAATTGATGCTGCCAAAAGAGCAGGAGTTAAATCATTTACACTTGTTGCCCCTTTTCAAGGATATTCTAGACAAGATAAAACAGACCATATTCGCTCTTCAATCGGAGCTAAAATGATGAGTGATGTTTTAGAAAAAGTAGGTATGAATAGGTTAATAACTATTGATTTACACAGCTCATCTATTCAAGGGTTTTATAACACTTCTGTTATTCACTTAAATGGAAATAAAATATTTACTGAGTATATTAAAAATATAGGACTATCAGACATAGTAATATGTGCTCCCGATCATGGTGCTCTGAAAAAGAACACTGATTTTGGAAAAGCATTTCCAAACGCTGGATTTGCAGTAATTAACAAAAAAAGAATTAAACCTAATGAAATCCATTCAATGGAATTAATTGGGGATGTTAAAGACAAAAATGTTGTTATTGTAGATGATATGTGTGATACAGCAGGAACTTTATGTAAAGCAGCTGAATTATTAAAAAATTCAGGGGCAAAAACAGTTAGGGCGATAGCTACACATGGTATATTAAGCGGACCTGCTATTGATAATATAAATAAATCAGTTTTAACAGAAATTATCGTATCTGATACGATAAGTGATGTTTATGATAAACAGGCATTTTGTCCAAAATTAGTAGTAATTTCTTGTGCTGACCTTATTTCTAACGCAATTGAAAGACTTCATAAAAATATTAGTATTCACGAATTAAATTTAGTATAAATGAAAAACTTAATAACTCACGGTTCAATTTTACTTTTAATATTACTTGGGTTTATATTCAAGTTTTATATGGTAAGTCTAATAATGTTAGTATTAGAAATTATATTTAATATTATTATAGAGGGGGAAGGAAGAGATTGTAGCTTTTTAAGGTTTTTTTATCTTAAAAAGATTTATACAGAATGGGGAGTATTTTACACTGGAGTTTTCGGTAGATATATTTATATATATATAAAGATGTTTTGTTATTTTTTCTAAAAGTAGCAAAAATTGACACTAAATACTCTCGTATAGATAATCCTGATAAGTTAAAAGATGAGATTATTAGAGAGTTAAAAAGTTCTGATTACTTAAGAAAAAGATTTGATTCCTTTGAAGAAGCAAAGAAAAGAAAAGAAATGAAAAAAATCTTAAATAGTTGGAGTGGGTTTACTAATAAACAATTAGAAAGAGATTATAAAATAAGTAAATTATTATAAAAATGGAAAAAACATTTACAATAAAATCAATTGGTAAAGAACCTGATAAACTTAGAATGGTTAAGCTAATAAAGGACTTTACAGGATGGGGATTAAAAGAATCAAAAGATTTTTTAGAATCAGTAGCTGTTAATAACAGACCTTCTCAAATTACCTTAGATCTAACTTTAGAACAAGAAAAAGAACTCTTAAAAAGACTTGGCGAAGTAAGAGGTATAGAATGGACATTTAATGATTCTTCTTATAGAAGACAACTTAAATTAGTTCAATTGGGGTTAATAGATGATAAACAGGAATTAGTAGAGATACTTAAAAGAGAGTTTAATTCAACTATTTTTTTAGATGATATATTAATTGCTCTATCAGAGGATAGATTAATTGAGTTAGTTAAGCAAATAAAATAATAAATGCACAAAGTAATTTTCAAAATAAATAAATTCGGGGATAAAGTAGTTGATAGAGATATAACTATTATATCCCTTGAATTAGATTTAGAATATGTTTCAAAAAATGAAATAAAAATACCTGATATTGGTTCCGATTTTATCATCGGTAATGAAGAATTTAAGATAACTAGAAAAGTTGATTCTATTCAGAAAAATGAAGATGACACTTATCAAGTTAAGATAGTTTTCTTAGAATTAAAAAGATTAAAACCAAGACAAAAAACTAAAATGACATATACAGATCTTTCTGGTAGTATAGTTGGTGGGTATCATTCTAAAAATCTCTACAATAGATATACTGATACAGAAGATTTTTTTAATGATATATGGACAATAAGTCATTAAATTTTTTTGGTATCATTATTTAGCTCTATTTTAGAGAATAGGTTCAACTCAAAATTATCATAAATAATTTCTGTTTCAATAAACTTTCTTAAACGTTTTGACATATCAAAACCATTTTTATCACATATTGATTTATATTGATTTAATAATTTTTTATCAATTCTAATTGATAAATTACCTGTTATTTTTTCTTTTTTATTCATTTGTTAAAAATCTTTTTGATATTCTTATTTTTTGTTCATGTAGTACTCTACTTATTAACATTGTTGTTAATTTTTCTATTTTTGATATTTTATTAATAGATAAACCTTCTTTATATAGAAGAATAATTTTTTTAGTTTGTTCTACTGATAATTTTTTTGAATTGGTTTCTTTAGCTTTTTTAGAATTTATTTCTATATTTTTGTTTATTAAAATTTTATTTATTCTTTTTTTATTTATATTATAAATATTTGCTATTTTTCTTATACTTAAATAATTAATTGTATATTCTTCAATAATTTTATTTTTTAATTCTTCATCTATTATGATATAATCATCTATATTTTTACCTTTTGTTTTTAGTTGTTTTTTAATTATATCATTTCTATTTTCATTATGTGAGATTGTATCACCACCATCTCCGCCTATAGATGTATTATAACCGTTAATAATAGAATCATATTTTTTTATTAATTCAATTTCTTTCTGATTTAATATATTTTCATCATTTGTCTCAAATATAATATCCCATATTATATTTTCAAAGCCATATTTGATAATAGCTTTTATCATTTTAGTTTTTTTATCATATCTTATACTATAAAAATGTTTAGTCTTTCTAATCTGAAAATTTTTAGTTTTACCAATATAAACCTTTTTATTCGGAAACTCTGCTTTGTATATTACCATATTTTGTTATTACATTTTATTACAAGTATATATTAAAAGTATATCATTACCTTAATATAATTTTTTGATCCTATTAATAATATTTTTATTATTAACATTTTTATTTTTTTATTTATAAATAAAAAAATAAATAATAATAATGGTAAAATTAGCATTAAATACAATTGTAAAAAACGAGTCACATTGTATTCTAGGTATGTTAGAAGCAGCAGCAAAAATTAGTGATTTAATAGTTATATTAGACACTGGTTCAACAGATGGAACACAAGATATAATAAGAAATTTTGGTAAAGAAAATAATATACCCACATATGTTTTTGATAGACCTTTTGATTCTTTTGATAAAAGTAGAACTTTTGGAATGGAAAAATTACGTGAAGTAATTAAAGAATTAGGATGGAATCTTAGTGATGTATGGGGTTGGTGGTGTGATGCGGATGAAAAAATAATAGTTGATTCTAAGTTTAATAAAAATCAATTCAATAAAGATTTGTTTATGATAAATACTAGAATTGGAGCAATGGAATATACTAGAAATACTTTTTGGAGAACATCATTACCATTTGAATTTTATGGTCCAATTCATGAATATATTATTTGTAAAGAACCTAATATAACATCAGGATTAGCAACAGATGTTTATGTTGATGTTAAAATGATAGGTAATTCTTGGACACAAGATGTATCTATGAAATATATCTCTCATGCTCATACTTTAGAAAAATATATTGCGGAAAATCGTAGCGATGCTAGATGGATATTTTATACCGCACAATCTTATCATGATTCATCTTGTATGAAAGATAATCGTGAAGAAAATGAAGAACGTTTAAGACGTTCTCTAAAATATTATAGAGAAAGAGTAAATAGAGTTGATGGTTATCCAGAAGAAAGATATTATTCTCAATTAAGAATTGGTTCTATAATGAAAATGCTTGAAATGCCTTGGGAAGAATGCTTACAAGAGTTATTAAAAGCATACGCAATGGATCCGCTTAGAGGTGAATCTATTAAAGCAATAGTGGATTATTATGTTGGTGTAAATGAATGGAATTTAGCTTACTTATATTCTAAGTTTTTAAAAGTTAATTTTCATGGAAATAACCCTTATCCAAAACGTTTATTATTCGTAGATAATGCTTTATATGCTTGGAAAATATTAGAAATACATTCTATTATATGTTTTTATACAGGAAGAAGTGATGAAGCTAAATCTAATTATAGAGAATTAGTAGAAGTTATTAGAAGAAGTCCTGAATTATTCAGTCAAGATGATATTAATAAGATTAAATCAAATGAACAACATTTCAAATAAATATATTATGATACAAGAAAAAAATGATTTAAGACAATCAACATTTGAGTTTATCAAATATGTTGATAATAAAAATATTGATAAATACGATATAGATTATCTTATTTTATTAAATAAAAAGTTTTCATATCCAATGTTCTTAACTTCCTCAAATAAAGAGGAAGTTAAGTTCACTTATGATCTCTACTATGTAATAGATACTGATAGATATGATTTTATTGATGAGATAGATGAATTAATAAGTGAAGATTTTAATTATAGTTATAATGATGTTGCTACTATAATTGAATTAATGTTTAATGGTGAAAAAATCAGTTTTGATTTTTATGAAGTGTTAGATGTTATTAATGTTAATAACAAAGAGATATTAGAAATGATTAGTGATAAATTACCCATACACTTATGGGGATATAAGTATTATACAGAAAATGGGAAAATGTATAGAGAAAACTATTTGTAATAACCAATAACTTTATCTGATTCTATCTTAATAGAGAAAAACTTATTAGAGATTCTAATTTGGCTAAAAGCAATAAACTCGTCTTTTGATACTTTCTTATTCTCTTTCTTATCTACTATTATATAATAATCAAATTTTTTAGAGCAAACAGCATTCATAGTGTATGTTTTATTTTTAGTTATATATTAAAAATAGAATATACACTATTTCTTTTTTGGGACATTATTTACAATAGAACTAATTGGTCATTATCAAAATTAAAAAAAATATTTTTTCAAAATCTATCAATAGTTAATTATTAAAAATATTAATTTAATATATAAAGATAATAAAAAATATTTATATGGTAAATAAATTTAATAAATATGGTTCAGTTAATGAATCAGCAGCAAGATTGCCTAATAGTGAAGATTATTGGTTAAAAAAAGGAAAAAAAGGTAAGTATGTAGCATTATATGGCCATGATGATTTAGATGGAATTACCTGTATGTTATGTATGAAAAAATATTTAATTAATCATGGATTTACTATTGTTAAATATGGGATATTAAATTATGAAGAATCTTGGAAATTAACAACAATTGACCCAACATTAATTAATATTGTTTTAGATTTTGCTAATATGCCAGGAGATAAAAGAGATGCTTATATAGATTTTTATGTAGACCATCATGGTGAATTTACAGATGCAGAGAAAGAAAAATATAAATCTGAACCTATACAAAAATTACATACAGGTTCTGCATATGAAGCATTATGTAAAGTTTTAGGTGTACCACAAGATGAGTTATTAGTTCATGTTATAGATATGGTAGATGCTGCTAAATATGATGATTATGAAATAAGTTGGCAACGATTATTAAATTTTGATTTAAAAGATATAAAAAGATATAAAAAAGTAAGATTGGAATTTGGAGCTGCTTTTAATCAATTTATAAAAAGAGCTGATATAAATACCTTAATTGAAGTGGTTGAAAATTGTAGTGATGCATCAATTTATGCTATTTATATAGCAATGAAAAAATTATATCCAGGTAATAATCCTTACCCAACTAAAGCAGATGGTACATTAAAAAGTTTTAAAAATGATCAAGGAAAATGGGAAAAACCAACAAAACCTTATAAAGATTTTGTTGAAGATAGAACCAAAACTTTGGATATAATGAATAAAAGAACTTCAGGAATTGAAACCATAAAAAGAAAATATTTATCATTTAAAGAGTTTAAGGAAGATTTTGGAATTAATAATAATACTAAAATAAAATGCTTAGAATCATATAAAGTGTATGGTGATTTAATAATAGTTCCATCAGGAACTTGGGCTAACGCTTTAAGAGCCAGAGTTATTATTGAGAGAGATTTAAATAATAATCGTTTAAAACAAGAACCTAAATTTATTTTATTAGATTATGGTACTACATTACAAGTATGTTCGTATAAGAAAATTGATACTTATACAGATTTACCAATTTTAGTAGGTAACTATAAAGTTGATGATTTAGGATCTTATATGAATAGGTTATTAAAAAATTTTCAAAAACCTTATATAGAAAAAGATGGAAAAAATATTGGGGGTGGTTTAGATTATTATGATCCAAAAACTACATCAGGAGTAGAAGATGAAGTAACAGTATCTGGAGGTCATAGTGGTATAGGTTCAATCTCGAATATATCAAAAATATGTCAAGTTGGTCCTTATAAAGGAATAAAGTATGTAGATATGTTTAAAAATAAAATAATAAATGATCTATCAGGTATTAAATTTCCGATAAATATATCATGGCAATTAGTAGAGGAGTTACCAGGAAATGAGTGGATGTTAAATAAAATAAAAGAAGAACCAAAAATGGATAATAAAGTAAGAGATATAAAAGATTTAAGAACAATAACTCCTTCAGGAGATATTGTTAAGAAATTTAAAAAATAAATAAAAAGCAATAAGTTTTTAGAAACTTATTGCTTTTTTTAAAATATAGAAATTATGATAATAACAGAAAAATTAATTATAAAAAATGTTGCATATTATAAAAGCAAAGGGTATATTTCTGATTCTGATGGTTTTATAGAAGTTAGTATTGATAATTTATCAAAATGTTCTCATCAAGAAGTATTAGTTAAATGTGATTTCTGTGGGTTTGAAAAAAAAGTTACATATAAATATTATAATAATAATTTAAAAAATGGGAATATGTTTTCTTGTTCTAATAAATGTGGAAAAAATAAAGCAAAAATTACTAATTTAGAAAAATTTGGGGTTGAATTTGCTTCACAAAATAAAGATATAAAAGAGAAGGTAAAACAAACAAACTTAGAAAGATATGGCTCTGAATATGGATTTCAAAATAAAGAAATAAAAGAAAAAATCAAAAAAACTAATTTAGAAAGATATGGGGTTGAATACCTTCATCAAAATGATAAAATAAAAGAGAAGGTAAAACAAACAAATTTAGAAAGATATGGGGTTGAACATTATAATAATTTAGAAAAAATTAAAGAAACTAATTTAAAAAAATATGGTGTTGAACATTATAATAATTTAGAAAAAATTAAAGAAACTAATTTAAAAAAATATGGTGTTGAATTTACATTCCAAAGTGAAGAAATAAAAGAAAAAGTCAAACAATTTAATTTAGATAAATATGGTTTTGAAAATCCTTTTCAAAACGAAGATATAAAAGAAAAAATAAAATTAACTAATTTAAAAAAATATGGGGTTGATAACTACAATAAATCTGAAAAAAGTAAAAAAACAAAAATAATAGGAACACATCCAAATTATATAAGATATATTAATAAAGAAATATCTTTATTTAAATGTGATTTAAATAAAGAACATAAATTTGAAATAAATTCAGGTAATTTTCTTGATAGATTAAGACAAAATTTACCTATTTGCACGATTTGTTACCCTATAGGAGATAACAAATCAATAAAAGAAAAGATTTTATTAGAATATATTAAATCAATTTATTCAAGAGAAATAATAAGTGGTTATAGAGATGGTTTAGAAATTGATATTTTCTTACCTGAAATTAAAATAGGTATAGAATTTAATGGATTATATTGGCATTCAAATAAATTTAAAGAAAACAATTATCATATTAATAAGTTAGAATACTTTAAAGGAAAGGACATTGATATTAAATTTATTTATGAAGATGATTTTGATAATAAGTTAGATATTATCAAAAGTCAAATTAATAATTGGTTAGGACTATCTAAAATAAAAATTTATGCTCGTAAAACTGTGATTAAACAAATCTTAAATACAGAAGAATATAGAGATTTTTTAAATAAAAATCACATTCAAGGATTTGTTCCTTCTAAATTAATATACGGACTTTATTATAATAATGATTTAGTTAGTTTAATGTGTTTTGATAAGAAAGAAGGAAGATTAAATATGCCTGATGGGGAATGGAATTTAAATAGATTCTGTAATTTATTGAATCATCAAGTAGTAGGTGGTGCTTCTAAATTATTAAATCATTTTATAAAAGAAAATTACCCTTCAAGAATTATTTCTTATGCTGATAAAGATTGGTCTAATGGAAATTTATATTTTTCTTTAGGGTTCAATTTAGTATCAGAGTCTAAACCTGACTATAAATATATAGTTGATAATGTTAGAAAATCTAAACAGAATTTTACTAAATCCAAACTAGCTAAATTAGGTCATGATATTTCTTTAACAGAGTCTCAAATTATGGAAAATCTAGGTATTAATAAAATCTATGACTGTGGTAAAATGAAATTTGAAAAAAAACTCGGTTTATAAACCGAGTTTTTTATTTCCTATATCTTTTTTCTTTAAACTACTATCATCAAACTTAGTATCAAAGAAATTATCTTTATCAGATACTATTTTTGTAGTTGAACTTATACTAGCATAAGGACCTAATTTTCCACTGCGAAACACCCCATTTTCCATCTCACAGTTTATATAACCATTCATAAAAAATGAATCCTTAACTAAATAAGATTCCATATGACAATTTAATAGTTTAGAACCTGTTATTTTAGTTCCATCTAATCTACACTTTATAACTTGTGAGTTATAAAGTTCTGAATTTACAAATCCACATTCTTCAAATATACCATTTTGGACATTACAATTAATAAAGTCATAATTTTTAATATTAAAATTAGATTTTATTGTAGCATCAATTATTTCAATTTTTTGTGTTTCTGTAACATAATTTATTATACAATTTTTCAAATCTTGACAAGAATCTAATAAATTATATAATTTTGTATATAGTTTAGGATAATAAGCATTAATAACATCATAATCATTTATTTGGTCAATTTGAATTGCTATACCTGGAAACTCCACGATAAAATTATCAAATTTTGAAAAAGTATTAAAATAACTTATATTTTTATCTAAATAATTCTCTAAATCTTGCATATTAGTATCTGTGAATGGCTTATTAAGGCAATAAAAAGTATTTAAAATAAACTTGTCTAAAAAATATAATAGATTACCCACATTTTTCTCATAGTCTTGTCCTCCAATATATCTGAACTCTAATCTTTGAGATTCTCTATCATTATTAATATTTAAAAAATTAATTCCATAATATTTATCGTTAGGTAATCTTAAATTATTTTTAACTATATCAATTGATATACTATTAAAGTCATATTCTTTATAAGGAATCATTCTTTTAACACTTTTAGCATATACATTATCTTTTCTACTTGGATAGTATCTATAAATTTCTTCTTCATCAATTTCAAGAATTAATTTAAGCATATTTAAGTCATTTAAATCTAAATCAATATCTTTATCCTTATCAAAGGAAATATTAAAATGGACTGAACATTTTTCATTTGTATATCCATAATCTTGAATAAATTTTACTATTTTAACCAAATAGAATTTGGCACTATAATAATCTAATGGAGATGTTATTAGTTCTACGAGGGAATTTCCACCGCTCAAGTCTGGGGAAAGAATAAAATTATCCTTATCTGGTTTAAAATCTGGATGATAAACACGAAACCCATGAACTTTTATAGGAGATAAATATTGATTAAGTATCTCTAAAGTTTTATAATAAGATAATTCTTTCATAAAAAACTCAAATTCTATACCTACTATAGCTTTTTTAAGTATTTTATGACTATCAATAAATTTTTCAGTATATGTTTTCATATTATCTATATATTAATTATTTGATTTAATTTATCAACAACATTTTCGTTATATTTAATTTGTAGTTCATTCTTTTTAATTAATTTATCTTCCTCGCTATATTTCATGTTTATCATTAGTTTTTTCTAGGTAAATGTATCTGCCTGATGGAGTTTTTTCTACTTTAATCCACCCTTTTTTAACCCAATTACATAATGTATTTCTAGTAATTTGGTATTTTTTCATTATATCTTTTGCTTTCATAAAAGTATATATTAATATATTATTGTTCCTTTTTGTATATTTTTGTATATTTTTGTATCTTTTTATATAAACTTTTTTATTTTTTATGGTAAAATTTTATATAAAAAAAATAATTAATATGAGAAAAATAATTAAGTTAGAAACTAAAGAAGAAATTAATTTAGAAGAACATGGTATACTCCTTTTAGGTACAGAGGAAATTGATAACAACGGATATGATCATGGAATTAAAATTGAAGTAAACCATTTAGAATTTGCAACGCATTTAGAAAAATGTAAATTATGTAAAGAATTCTATATTGATATAGGAAGAACAAAATTAACAAAATGGTGTATTGAAATTGATTATATAAGATATAATATATATCTTGGTTTATATATACCTAATTATTATAATATTGGATTTGGTTCTAAAATATCCTACTATTTTTATTGTAAAAAAATGAAAATAAATGGAGAAAATTCAAATTTAGATACATTAAAACTTCTTTTAAAAAGAGCTGAAAAAAATGAAGAATATGAAAAATGTATTGAAATAAAATCTATTTTAGAAAAAATAGCATAGTTTATTAGAAAATCAACTTAAAAAGTTCTAAAAAAATAAAAACCCAAATTTTGATGTGAATAATGTAACAATTATGATGAAAGTATGAAAATTTTAATTACGAAATCATATTTTAATATATAAATTATGATAAAGTTTTATAATGATTTTTTGTTGGAAAAATATGGTAGTAATAATTTAGCTAAAGATTTGAGTTATTATACCATCAATTTAATAAATAGTAATTTTCCAAAATTACTAAAAGATGGTAAACTACATATATCAATTGATTCTTTTAAAAAATTAAATTTTAAATTTAGTAAAATAAATGTTTATTTAAGTAATAAAACATATGGTAATATAAATATGGAAAATTATTTTATAACAAATGATATTATTTATGATTTAGAAATGAATTTATATTTACAATTAAACATACAAGATTTAAAATTAAAAAATATAAATTATAATAAAATAGTAGATACTATTAGACATGAATTTTTACATATAATAGAAATTTATTTTACTGACAAAAATCAAAAAAAATTAGCTAATTCCTGGAAAAAAGGAGAGATTATTTTTAATTTAAGAAAAAAATATACTGACAATAATATACAAGATATAATACATATAATGTATTTATCATTACCTCATGAAATGAGATCAAGGGTTGAGCAAATTAATTCAGAAATAGAAAAAAGTAATTTATCTGATAAGAATAAAATTATAAATTTTATAAAAAATAATACTATTTATAAAGATTGTTTATTTATAATAAACCTTGATATTTTTAAAATATTAAAATTATTAAAAACGAAAAAAGATTTTAATGATTTTTTAAATGACCTTAATATAAATGAAGAAGGCTTTAAAAATTATTTAAATGAGATAATAAATCTTAATTTAAAGTTTAAAAACAAAATATTAAAAACTTATCTTAATTTCGAATCAATTAAATCAAATCAAAATTTCGATCATTATCAAATAGATTATTCAAAATATTTATAAAAATTTTTTTTATATTTGTAATGTATAAAAGTATGATTAAAATATACCATTTTGGACCTATTAATTTTTAATATATAATTAAAATAACAATTAAAAATGGAGTATACATTTAATGATTTAAAAAACTTTCAAGAATAATAATGGTAAAGTTTATATAGGTAGTGCGGTTGGACCATATGGGTTATATGCTAGATGGAAATCCCATATAAGTTATTTTAGAAAAAATAAAAATCCTAAAAAAATACAAAATGCTTATAATAAATATTCAGAAGAAAATCTTATATTTAAATTGATAGAAGAATGTGATTCAACAAATGTATTATTAAAAGAACAATATTATATAAATTATTATAATTCATATAATAATGGTTATAATGGAAGACCAATAGCAGAAAATAATTTAGGTCTTATAATAAGTGAGAAAACAAAAAATAAATTAAAAGAAAATAATAATAGAAAAAGGGAGAAAAAATATGAATTAGTATCTAATCTTTACTTAGAAGGGAAAACTACACGTGATATTAGTAATGAATTAAAAATGTCTAGAGAAACTATAAAAAAAATTTTAAATGAATGTAATATTTCAATTAGAAAAGATTTTGGTTTAGAAAAAGTAAAAATATATAATTCATATAGCCAAGAACTTTTGTTATATTTAACATATTATAAAGTTTTACATACCGCTATATATGATAAAAAATTGATTTTTGATAAAAATTTGATTTATGATTCTATTAATTATTTTGAGAAATTTGAAGAATATGAAAATTGTGATTATATAAAAAAATATTTTAAATTGTGAATATATTATTATTCCTTTTTGGATAAACTTTATTAATTTTAAATATAAAATTAATAAAAAATATGACTCGGAAAGAATTTATAGAGGAAAAATTTCCTAATTTTAAAAAAGATTTTGTTAATAATCTTAATAAAAGTCCTGTTAAAGATCTACAAAAAAATTTCAATAAAAACCCAAATTTTGATATGAATATTTTAATAGAACATTTTGATAATATGAGTAACATGTTATCAATTTTACAATATTATTATATTTTATATACATCTATATATAGAGATAATTATGAACCTAACAAAGAATTGGTAAAAAAAGCAATTGAATTTTTTAAAGAACTAGAAGAATATGAAAATTGTGATTATATAAAAAAATATTTTAAATTATAAATATATTATTATGATACAAGATATACTAAATATAACAAACATACACCCTAAAAGAATAATAAACATTTACATGTTCGGTAGTTCTGTGTACGGTAATGTCAATAAAAATTCTGATAGAGATTTTATAGTAATTGCTAAATCATCTATAACAGAAAAGGAATTTAAATCCGATATATATAATATACATCTATTATCAGAAGATAGATTTTTATTAGGTTTAAAAAATCATAATATACGTGATTTGGAATGTATTTATGCACCTGCTTGGGCTAAGTTAGTAACTAATAAAGATTTTGATTTTGAAATTAATAAACCAAGTTTACGCCATTCTATATCACATTCTAATTCTATAAGCTACGTAAAATCTAAAAAGAAGTTAGCACAAGGTGATTATTATATTGGTATTAAGAGTTTATTTCATTCTATGAGAATTGCTAATTTTGGTATTCAATTAGCTACTGAAAATAAAATAACAGATTTTACTTCTTGTAATTGGATATGGGAAGAAATTAATAGTAAGAAATGGACTTGGGAAGAATTGGATGCTAGGTGGAAACCATATAATAATGAATTAATGCATGATTTTAGAATTAAATGTTCTAAAAAATAATTTATATATTATGTTTGTATATAATTGGAAAAGTTTTAATGAAGCAAGAGAGCCGTATAATACCACTGGATTATACAAAAATGTATATGCAAGTAAATCTAATCCTGATATAGTTATCAAAACATTTAAACTTTATCAAGTTGATAAAGTTTATTTCGAAGTACAATTTTCAAATGATAATCCTGATATTTATGCTAAAATCTATAAAATAGATTACAAAAAAGGTATAATGATTCAAGAAAAATTAAATACAGATATAGTTAAAAAAGAATTAGATTACTTAACAAATAAACTTAAAAGAATAGGATATGATAATGATGTATTCAATATTATTAAATCTTTAATAAAAAATCCAAATTTATATTATTATGTAAGTTATAAAGATTTATCTTATGATATAATAAAAGAAAAATTCAAAGAAAAAGAATTTAATTTATTTAATAAATGGTTTAATTTTATTAAAAAAATATCAGAAATAGATCCGAAAAAATATAAAAAATATTATTTAGATTTTCATTCTAATAATATAGGCGAAGATAAAAAAGGAAATTTAAAATTATTAGATATATGATACATAAATGGAAAAAATTTAATGAGATGTTAATTAAAAAACAACCTTTTAATAATTTTGGTAGCACTAAAACTGTATATTTAAGTAATACAAACCCTAACTATATGTTTAAAACATTTAGTCTTCATTACCCATATATTATAAGATCTGAAGAGTTATTTGGTAAGCATAATCCAGATTTATTTGATAAAATTTATAAAGTAAATTATAAAAAAGGGGTAATAATTCAAGAAAGGTTAGATATTGGTAAGGTTAAAAAAGAATTTGATATATTAACAAAATTTTTTATACAAAAAAATTTTTTTGGTAAGTATGATTCTAACTATCCATATGATTTAACTATGAATTTTTTAAGAAAAATTGTTAAAGGTAATTTACCAGTTTTCAACTTTATTAAAATAAAAACCCCTTCATTAGAAGAAGTTAATGAATTAATTTCTAAAAATATAGAAGTAAAAGAAATATTTGATAGATGGATTAATATATTAACTAAAATATCTAAAATACCAGAATATTATTATGGTAATCATTATATAGATACTAATTGGAAAAATTTTGGATATGATAAAGAAGGAAATTTAAAAATGTTTGATATATAAACATTTTTATAAATATTTATATAATATATAATTAAAAAACAAAATAAGTTTGTTAACGATAAAATTACCATATAAATCATCTAATGAATTTCAAGAAAAGTTAAATTTATTAAGAAAAGAATATTCATCTGTAGTTAGATACTCTTTTAATAGATTAAAAGAAGGATATACAGAAAAAGATATTCGTTCATTCTTAAATGGTTTAAATGGTTTAAATGGTTTAAATAACATAAATAATTTAGACGCATGGGTTAAACAATGTGGTATTTTAGAAGCAAAAGCAATCTTAACAAGAAATCCTGATAATAAAGTTATTTTTGGAGGTAAATCAAATTTTATCAAATTATTAAAAAATAAAATAAGTAAAGAAGAATATCAAGAAAATAGATTATTACCTCTAACTATTTATGGGCAAAAAGTAGAACATGGGAATAGAAAATTTAAATTAGATATTATAGAAAATAATAAAATTATTTATAAACATAAATGTAAAGAACACTATATATTAGATTTACCAAATTTAAGAAATAATTATAAAAAAGATTTATACTTATTAGAAGAGTTAAATGAGAAAGGAGGTCTAACATATCAAGTTAAATTGGATGATAAATATATTTATATTTCTTTTGAAGAGCAAATTCAACATAAAGAATTAAAAGATAATGTTTATTTAGGAATTGATTTAAATTCAGAATATATAGGAATTTCAATTAAAAATAAAGAAGAAATTGTTTATACAAATTGTTTTAATTTATCAAAATTAACTAATAAAATTAAAAATTTAGGTAAAGCTAATAATTCAAAAGAATCTATTTACTTAAATAATAAATTAAATCATGAAATTTTAGAAATATCTAAACAAATAAGTAAATTATCTTTACATTATAAATGTAAATTTATATTTGTTGAAGATCTTAATTTTAAATCTGTGGAGAGTAAAGGAAGAAAATTTAATAGATTATGTAAAAATTTGTGGAAAAGAAATATATTAATTGATAACTTAGAAAAAAGAAGTAAAATTAATTTTCAGAAATTATTTAAAATAAATCCTGCTTATTCAAGTTTTATAGGTAATTTACAGAATGAACATATAGATCCTGTCAATGCTTCAATAGAAATAGGTAGAAGAGGATATGAAATAATAATTAAAAAATCAAAGAAATTTTATCCAAATATATGGATTAAAGATTTATTAAAACACCAATGGAAGGAAAAGGTTAATGAATTACCAAACACATGGAAAGAATTATTTGAAATTATAAAAAACTTTAAATTGAAATATAGAGTTTCAACTGATTCAGTTGTTTTTAGAAAATTTATTCATAATAAAAGTTTTATTACTTTTTTCAATGTTTAATTTTTTATTTCAATAAGTGAAATATCAAATAATAATTATGAAAATAGATGAAATAACAATAAAAGGTTTTAAATCATTTGGAAACAATGAACAAGTTTTAAAATTAAATAAAGAAAATGGGGAACTTATTCTGATTGCTGGACAAAATGGTCAAGGTAAAAGTGCGTTTTTATCAAGTTTTGAATATGCTTTATATGGAAAAGTTCGTGGTAGAAAAAGAAAATTTGCTACTTTAGCAACTTTACCTAATCGTATAAATGGAGAATTACTTAATAAAATTAAATTTAGTTCCAATGGAACAGAAGTAGAAGTACATCGTGGTATTGGACCAAACGTATTAAAACTTTATGAAAATGGGGTTGAAAATAATAGAGCAGGTAAATCTAACTTAGATGAAAAAATCGTAAATTATATTGGAATAGATTTAGAAACATATAATTCATTTATATCTATGAGTATAAATGATTTTAAAAATTTTATATCTCTAACCTCAGAAGAAAAACAAATTCTTTTAGATAAATTATTTAATTTAGATATAATTAATGATTTAAATGTTATTTTAAAAGAGTTAAATGCTGCTAATAAAAAACAATTAATCAAATACGATTCTGAAATTAATTCATTTAATGAGTCATTAGATTCTATAAAAAGGTCTATTGACAAATCTTTACAAACAGAAAAGTTAAATATTCAATTAGAAATTGATGAAATCAATGAAAATATTAAATCTAAAAAAGATGAATATTTAGCATTAAAAGATAAAATTGATAAGATAAAACTTAAAGAAAAAGAATTAAAAACGGATTTAGATAAAGAAAAAGAACAATTTATCAATATTCAAAATGATATAAGAAATTGTCAAAAAGAAATTGATTTATATAATTCTGGGAAATGTTTTACTTGTGGAACATCTTTTGAATCAGATCATTTTGAATCATTAAAAAATATTTTATTAGATAAGAAGAAAAAAGTTGAAGAACTTAAATTAGAAGTTGAGTTAAATCTAAAAACTTTAAGAGAAAGACAAACTAAACTTAATGATATTTCAGAAAAAGCAAATAGTTCTTTTAGTGATATAACTTACTTAATGAAAAGCTATAAAGAACAAATTTCTAAATTAGAAAATCAAAAAGTTAATAGTAGCTCAAAAAATACTTCTATTGTAGAGTTTGAAAACACTATTAAA